GCAGACGATGCTTCTATCTATGTATTCCATGCCGACACCGAAGGGTTTAATTTTAGAAAAGCCTTCTCGGATGCCGGTTTTTACTTGTCCGGCTGTTGTATCTGGAAAAAGGACTCCCTTGTACTGGGGCGTTCTCCTTATCAATGGCAGCACGAACCTGTGCTGTTTGGTTGGAAAAAGAAAGGTAAGCATCAGTGGTATACAGGCAGAAAAGAAACCACCATCTGGGAGTTTGATAAACCAAAGAGAAACGGTGACCATCCTACCATGAAGCCTGTTCCTCTTCTTGCCTATCCGATTTTAAATTCATCCATGAGTAATACCATCGTGCTTGATCCATTTGGAGGTAGTGGCAGTACCTTAATTGCCTGTGAGCAGTCCGAACGAATCTGCTACACCGTGGAACTAGATGAGAAGTTCTGTGATGTCATTATTAAACGCTACATTGAACAAGTGGGTACATCCAAAGAAGTAAAAGTCCAAAGAGATGGACTTAGCTATGCTTTTGATGAATTGGAGGTAGCTGATGGATAAACTAAGCCTTGGCAGTCTTTTTGACGGTTCAGGCGGTTTTCCTTTAGGCGGTTTAATCTCTGGTATTACCCCAGTATGGGCATCGGAGATAGAACCGTTTCCTATTAGGGTGACCACCAAAAGACTGCCCTTTATAAAACATTATGGTGATATTTCTTGTATGAGTGGCAGCAAGATAGAACCTGTAGATATTATTACTTTTGGCTCACCTTGTCAGGATTTATCCATAGCAGGTAAGCGTGATGGCTTGGATGGAAAACGTTCAAGTCTTTTTTATGAAGCCATTCGAATTGTAAAAGAAATGAGGTGTGCTACAGATGGCAAAAAACCAAGATATATTGTCTGGGAAAACGTACCTGGAGCCTTCTCATCAAACAAAGGAGAAGATTTCAGATGTGTCCTTGAAGGCATCTGCCACATCAAGGATGAAACCCTATCAGTTCCTAAAGCTGATAAGTGGAAACAAGCAGGAAGTATTATGGGAGATGATTTTTCCCTTGCCTGGCGAGTACTTGATGCTCAATACTGGGGAGTTCCCCAACGAAGAAAACGAATCTTTCTTGTCGCAGATTTTGCAGGTGGGGGTGCCGGAGAAATACTATTTAAGTCAGAAGGCTTGTCTGGGTATTCTAAGGAGAGCATCCACTCGTGGCAAGGAACTGCCCGAAACACTACAGGCAGCACTGGAGAGGCAGGCACAATCTGCTTAAATGACCAGGGTGGAAATCGTATGGACGTCACAGAGGATATTACTTGTACATTAAGGGCGAAATCAAATCATCCGCCATGTGTGATGGACTCTGCTGTTTTCGATAATCATGGAAAGGATACTCGTTTTACTGGACCAATTGATGTTGCACCGACTATTTCAGCGACTTATGGAACAGGTGGCAACAATCAGCCTTTTGTCGTTGAAAATCCTAAAACCTATGATGTTCGATTTACTTCGGAAGGAACAATGAATGCACGTTCCAATGTTTACGAAAGTGATACAGCCAGAACCATTGATACATCAGGCAATGCTCCAGAGAGCAATCAAGGCGGTATTGCAGTGGTAGAGTCTTATGCTTTACAAGGTTCTATGATCGGAAGGACGGATAAAAACGGACCACAAGGTGATGGTGTGAATGAGGAGCTTAGCTTTACTCTAAATACTGTAGATAAACACGCTGTGGTCTATGCCATTGATAGGGAGTCTTTTAACTGTGGCAAAAATTATGCTAGAAACCTTGGCATTACGGAAGATGGGATTAATTCAACCTTGAATGCACAAGGACCGAGTGCTGTTGCGACTCCTACTTACTCAGCAAGTAAGAATTCTCACTTCACACAGGCTAATGAAGAGCTGGCGAATACATTAATTGCAACAGATTATAAAGACCCACCACTGATTAATGACAAGGGCTGTGCAGACTATACGGTGAGAAGATTAACACCAACCGAGTGCGCAAGACTACAAGGCTTTCCAGACTGGTGGTGCAGTGATTTAGGAATAGATAATCCAACGATGAAAGACCTTCAAGTTTGGTATGACATCTTTGAAATGTACCGTAAGGCAACGGGTAAATATACAAAGCCTAAGACCTTAAAGCAAATAAGTAAATGGCTTAAAAACCCCCATTCAGATTCTGCGGAATATAAGATGTGGGGTAATGGTGTGGCTCTTCCTAATGTGTGCTTTGTACTGTCGGGCATTGTTTGGTATACACAATTAGAGGGAAAGACTTAGAATTTCTTTCTACACCAAATAAGCGATAAAAAGCTTGCTATATAAGTGTTTTAGAGTGATATATGTACATACCAAAACAAAGGAGGTTTTGTACATGGTCATTAAATACAAGGCAACAGGAGCAGAAAGAAAAAGGCTGGTCACGGCTCTTAGTAGTCTTAAAGGAGTTAAGGCTAAGTATCTTGGAATGCCGAGCATGGCTTATGAGGTAGGTGACTTTATCATCGATAAGAATGGAAATCTTGAACTTGGCAGCCAAGCAAACAGTGAAGAAATCGAACGTGTGGCGACTCATTTAGCCAGCGAGGGTTTCATTGCTGAGGAAGAAACAAGCGCCACAGAGGGCGAACAAACGGCTGACAGCGAAGAGTTTAGCCTTACAGTTTCCATGCCAAGGAGCAAGTTTACAGAGAGGGCACTTGAAAACCTAAAAGCTATTATTGAAGCAAAAGGAGAACTAATCCGCCATGCACTTGATGTAGAGGATTTACCGATTGAAGTTACTGCAGATGAAGTTTCATTTCCTTGGTTTGAAACATTGCCAACAGCAGAAGAGATGAAGGCATATAAGCACTTCATTTCTGCCTTATGCGGCATGGCGATCAATCAGAAACGCATCACGGTAAAAGAAAAAGAAATAGAAAATGAGAAATACGCATTCAGATGCTTTTTACTCCGCCTTGGCTTTATTGGGAAAGAGTATAAAGAAGAGCGAAAAATACTGCTTAGAAACTTAACCGGTTCATCGGCATTTAAAGGAGGAGCGAAAAATGAGGATAATCAGTAAAGAACGGTTGCATAAACTGCGTGAGATGTACCCTGTAGGATGCCGAGTAGAACTTCTAAGAATGGATGACATTCAAGCTCCTGCGATAGGAACAAAAGGAACAGTGACAGGAGTTGATGACATCGGCTCCATTATGGTGTCTTGGGATACAGGTTCAAGTTTATCCGTAGTCTTTGGAGAAGACCTGTGCAGGAGGATTGAAGATGACAAGTAAGGTAAAGGAGCAGATTCTTGCCATTCGAGATACTGGTCTTACGAATATGTTTGATGTGGCAGCAGTTCAAAGATTAGCCCACGAGATGGAGTTTCACGAATTGGTTATCTTTCTTGAAGAAGAGAAAGCCAAGTATGTAAAGTTTATTCTCAGCGGTGATGAAGATTAAGCACTAGACAAGAAACTATTATCTATATAAATGGGAATGAGCGTGTGGACGCTCTTTCTCTCATCATGCAGCTTTAGGCTGTATTTTTTATGCTCATTTTGAAGGGAGGTGACCGCAATCAGAAAGCTAAAGAAATATAAACCGAGTCCTTTTAAGGCAAAGGACTCCATCTATGACAAAGACGCTGCAGACTATGCGGTCAACTTTATTGAGTGTTTAAGCCATACCAAGGGAAAGTGGTCTGGAAAACCATTTGAACTGATTGATTGGCAAGAACAAATTATAAGAGACCTGTTTGGAACACTTAAGCCTAACGGATATCGACAATTTAATACAGCCTATATTGAAATCCCAAAGAAAATGGGGAAATCAGAACTAGCCGCAGCTGTCGCTTTACTGCTTACTTGTGGTGATGGCGAAGAGAGGGCCGAGGTTTATGGTTGTGCCGCTGATAGACAACAAGCATCTATTGTATTTGAAGTGGCTGCTGATATGGTTCGCATGAGCCCAGCGCTTAGTAAACGGGTTAAGATTCTGTCGGCAACAAAACGAATCGTTTTTCAACCGACCAATAGTTTTTATCAGGTGCTGTCAGCAGAAGCCTACTCAAAGCATGGATTTAATATCCATGGGGTTGTCTTTGATGAGCTGCATACGCAACCTAATAGAAAACTCTTTGATGTTATGACCAAGGGTTCTGGTGATGCTAGAACGCAGCCACTGTATTTCTTGATTACAACAGCAGGTTCAGATACCAAATCAATCTGTTATGAAACCCATCAAAAAGCAAAGGACATCATGGATGGCAGAAAGATTGACCCTACTTTTTATCCTGTCATTTATGGCGCAGATGAATCCGATGATTGGACTGATCCAAAGGTCTGGAAAAAAGCCAATCCAAGCCTTGGGATAACGGTGGGCATTGATAAGGTGAAAGCGGCTTGTGAGTCCGCCAAGCAAAACCCCGCTGAAGAGAATAGCTTTAGACAGCTAAGGCTCAATCAATGGGTCAAGCAGTCTGTACGCTGGATGCCAATGGATAAGTGGGATAAATGTGCCTTTGCAGTGGATGAAGATGATTTACTTGGAAGGGTCTGTTATGGAGGATTAGACCTTTCCAGTTCCATTGATATTACAGCCTTTGTACTGGTATTCCCTCCAGTAGACGAAGATGATAAATACATTATTCTGCCCTACTTTTGGCTACCAGAAGAAACTCTAAGTGCCAGAGTTAATCGTGATCATGTTCCCTATGATGTTTGGGAAAAGCAAGGTCAGCTTAAAACAACTGAAGGAAACGTGGTCCATTACGGTTTCATTGAAAAATTCATTGAAGAGCTTGGTGAAAAGTACAATATCCGAGAAATCGCCTTTGACCGTTGGGGTGCTGTGCAGATGGTACAGAACCTTGAAGGCATGGGTTTTACCGTAGTTCCCTTTGGACAGGGCTTTAAGGATATGAGTCCTCCAACTAAGGAACTGATGAAACTAACATTAGAAGAAAAAGTCGCTCATGGTGGGCATCCAGTTCTTCGTTGGATGATGGATAACATTTTTATTCGCACGGATCCTGCTGGTAACGTCAAGCCGGATAAGGAAAAATCATCTGAAAAGATAGATGGTGCAGTGGCAACAATAATGGCTCTTGATAGAGCAATACGATGTGGCAATGATACGAGTGCTTCGGTTTATGACAGCCGAGGCATTCTCTTTATTTGAGGGAGGTGATATATTTTGGGTTTCTTAGCATCTATATTTAAGGCGAGAGATAAGCCTACCAATAGAGCAGTGAGTTCCAACTACACATTTTTAATGGGTTCAACCACCGCAGGTAAAACCGTGACTGAGCGTTCTGCTCTTCAAATGACGGCAGTCTACTCTTGTGTCCGCATCTTAGCTGAGGCTGTAGCAGGACTTCCACTGCACCTTTATAGATACACAGACGATGGTGGCAAGGAAAAAGCAATAGACCATCCCTTGTACCGACTCCTTCATGATGAGCCAAATGCTGAGATGAGTTCTTTTGTGTTTAGAGAAACATTGATGACCCACCTTCTATTGTGGGGTAACTGTTATGCACAGATTATTCGTAATGGAAGAAATGAGATTGTCGGCTTATATCCTCTGATGCCAAACAGAATGACGGTACACCGAGATGAAAATGGACAGCTCTATTACCTCTATACCAGAGGGGCAGATGATGTGGCAAGTACTAAGAGTATGACAGTAAAGCTTGGTCCTTCAGATGTCCTTCATATTCCGGGTCTTGGTTTTGATGGATTGGTTGGTTACTCGCCAATTGCCATGGCTAAAAATGCGATTGGTCTTGCCATTGCAACAGAGGAATACGGAGCGAAATTCTTTGCGAATGGTGCAGCACCAAGTGGCGTGCTTGAACATCCAGGCACCATTAAAGAACCTGGAAAAGTCAGAGAGGCTTGGCAGTCACAATTTGGTGGCAGTGCCAACTCCAATAAAATAGCCGTGCTAGAAGAGGGTATGAAGTATACACCCATCTCCATCTCCCCTGAACAAGCACAGTTCCTTGAAACAAGGAAGTTTCAAATTAATGAAATCGCTCGAATTTTTAGAGTCCCACCTCACATGGTCGGTGACCTTGAAAAGTCGAGCTTTTCTAATATTGAGCAACAATCCCTTGAGTTTGTGAAGTACACATTGGATCCATGGGTGGTGCGTTGGGAACAAACCTTAGCCCGTTCACTTTTTACCGCAGAAGAAAAGAAGAAGTTCTTCTTTCGATTCAATGTAGAAGGCTTGCTTAGAGGGGATTATGTTAGCCGTATGAGCGGTTATGCCACAGCAAGGCAGAATGGCTGGATGAGTGCAAATGATATACGTGAACTTGAAAACCTAGACCGTATCCCCACCGAAGAAGGTGGAGATATGTACCTTGTCAACGGCAATATGCTCCCACTTACAAAGGCGGGTGCTTTTGCAGATACAAACGAAGATGGAAAGGAGGAAAACCCAGATGAAGAACAAGAAGTTCTGGCAGTGGAAGAACCAGGTAGAGGACAGCGAACAAGAACAGCGAGTTCTTGAACTCTATGGAACAATCGCTGAAGAAAGCTGGTTTGATGATGATGTGACCCCGATGATGTTCAAAAATGAGCTCGTTAGCGGAAAGGGGCCAATTACTATATGGATTAATTCGCCAGGTGGAGATTGTATTGCTGCTAGTCAAATTTATGCCATGTTGATGGATTATCCAGATGAGGTAACCGTCAAGATTGATGGCATCGCAGCCTCAGCGGCATCTGTCATAGCAATGGCAGGAACAAAAGTCTTAATGGCTCCTACAGCACTGATGATGATCCATAACCCAGCAACCATCTCGATGGGTGATCATGAAGATATGAAGCGAGCCATTGAGATGCTAAACGAGGTGAAGGAAAGCATTATCAACGCTTATGAGATTAAGACGGGTGTATCTCGTGTGAAGCTGTCCCATCTTATGGACGCTGAAACCTGGATGAATGCCAACAAAGCGATTGAACTTGGCTTTGCAGATGAAGTATTAAAGGATGAAAAGTTACCTAATATCACTATTTCTGCCTATGCCTTTTCAAGAAAAGCAGTGGCAACGAATCTGCTTAATAAAATGGCAGAAAAGGAAGTACCAATTAAGGCAGAGGAAACTCAAAAACCACAAGGGCGCTCAATTGATGAACTCAAGGAGCGTCTTTTAATTATCAAAAAATATATGTAAATGGAGGAATTTTACTATGACGATTACAGAAATGCGTAACAAGCGCAAAAAGCTCATTGAAACGATGGATGGGTTCTTGGAGACTCATAAAACTAAGGCTGGCACTTTATCTGTAGAAGATGATGCGACTTATAAAACTATGGAAGATGAAATCTCTGAACTCACTAATGAAATCCATCGTATGGAAAGACGTGAGGAGATTGAGGCGGAACTTGAAAAGCCTGTCAGCAAGCCAATTATTGAAAAGCCCATGAATGGTCGACTAGATAACGGTGAGGTTAAAACCGGCCGAGCAGCGGACTCTTATAAGAAGGCTATGCTCTCAGCTCTTCGTTCAAACTTCCGTCATGTATCCAATGTTCTTCAAGAAGGGGTAGACGCAGATGGTGGCTATCTCGTACCCGAAGAATATGACAGTAGACTGATTAACGGTCTGAAGGAAGAGAACATCATTCGTAAGCTTGGACATACCATTACCACATCAGGTGAGCGAAAAATCAATATCGCAGCTACGAAACCTGCCGCTGCATGGATTGATGAGGGCGAGGCATTGACCTTTAGTGATGCTACATTCTCTCAAATTAACCTCGATGCCCATAAACTTCATGTGGCAGTCAAGGTGACCGAAGAACTTCTTTATGATAATGCCTTCCAGCTTGAGAATTACATTATTGAGGAGTTCTATAAGGCACTTGCCAATGCGGAAGAAGATGCCTTTATCAATGGCGATGGCACAGGTAAGCCTCTTGGTATTCTTGCTGCCAGTGGTGGCGCTGAAGTAGGTGTGACTGCCGCCTCTGCCACAGCAATTACGGCCGATGAAGTTATTAACCTAGTGTATTCACTGAAACGTCCATACCGTAAGAACGCAGTCTTTATTTTAAATGACCAGACCATTGCGGCACTTAGAAAACTGAAAGATGGAAACGGTGCGTATATGTGGCAACCGGCTCTTGTAGCAGGTGAACCAGATAAATTGCTTGGATATCCAGTGTACACATCGGCTTATATGCCTACGGTTGAGGCAGGTGCTAAGACCATTATTTTTGGTGATCTGTCTTACTACAATATCGGCGATCGTGGTTCTCGTTCATTCGCAGAACTTCGTGAGTTGTTTGCAGGTAATGGCATGGTTGGTTTTGTGGCTAAAGAACGTGTGGATGGCAAGCTAGTCCTGCCTGAAGCAATCAAAGTTCTTCAGCAGAAAGCCTAATGGAGGTGCGATATGAATTACAACACAAAGAATTACACCGAGCAGGGCGGGGATAAAACCGTCATCGGTGGAACGTTAGAAATTAAGGAGGGAGCAACCGTAACAGGTCTCCCTTCTTCTTTTACCCCTTTAGAAAATCAAGCAGCTAGTACAGCAGACGATATTACGACTTTAGTTTCTGACTTTAACGCTTTGCTTTTAAAGCTAAAAGCTGCAGGGCTAATGACAGCCGATTAGTAAAAAAAGAAAGGATGGTGGCGGTATGACACTGCTTGAAAAAGTAAAAGCCAATTTAATCCTCGAACATGACTCAGATGATGAACTCTTGCAACAGCTGATTACCGCTGCTGTCAGTTATGCCGAGAGTTATCAGCATATAGCAGAAAATTTCTATAGCGAGAATCCGATGCCGCCTACTACCGAGCAAGCCATCATTATGCTCTCTTCTCATTTTTATGAAAGTCGAGATGGCAGTACTGGTGGCTTTTTTGCTGACAATGTGGGAGCAAGTCAGCAAGTTTGGAATACGGTCAATCTACTTCTTAGACTTGATCGGAACTGGAAGGTGTAAAAATTGAAAGCGAGGTTTGGGTTGTGAGTTTTGGGAAAATGAATAAATTTGCTGATATCAAAGCAATTACAACAACGAAAGATAATGAGGGATTTGCCTCTACATCACAGACCATACTTGCCTCGGTTCGAGTTTACAGAGAAGGCCGTCATGGCAGTGAGAAATGGGCAAACCTCGCTGCTTTTTCTGAGGCTACGGATCTCTTTAGATTTCGTGCCATTCCTGGAGTGGTGGTGACCACAGAACACTTTATCGAGTGTGAAGGAGAATTATTTGATATTACATCGGTGGAAAATGTAAAAGGTCGCGGGATGTATACAGAAGTATTGGCTAATAAGGTGGTGAGTAGCGTTGGCAAAAGTTGATATTAAGATGCCCGATGATTTTCTACTTAAGGTTTCAAAGCTTGGCTCTGACTTTGACCCTGTTGCAGAAAAGGTACTAAAAGCAGGTGGTGAAGTTGTCTTTAAGAGAACGAAAAGCAATCTATCCGCAGTAATTGGTAAAGGTACAAAACATGAGTCACGCTCAACGGGTGAACTTGAAAAAGCACTGGGTGTTACTTCAGTGCGCTTAGATAGGAACGGAAACCACAATATAAAAATCGGATTTTCTGAACCGAGGTCTGATGGTGAGAGTAATGCGAAAATAGCAAACATCCTTGAGTATGGCAAACACGGTCAACCTGCAAAGCCTTTTTTGAAACCTGCGAGGAGTGCGTCCAAATCAGAGTGTATCTCGGTTATGAAAGGCACTTTTGAAGAGGAGGTCAAAAAGCTATGAGTATTTTAGAGGACTTACAAGTAGCTTTAGAAACACTGGACGTTCCAATTGAAACAGGGGTGTTTTCTGATGTAGCTCCCGATCAATATATTGTGGTTGTTCCAATGAGTGATACCTTTGACCTTCACTCGGATAACTTGCCAGGAATTGATGTTCAGGAAGCTCGAATTTCACTCTATTCCAAGGGAAGTTATACAGCACTAAAGAATCAAACTGTGCAGTTGCTGTTGACTTCTAATTTTACGATAACTGCACGTAGCTACATCGGCTTTGAAGATGATACCGGCTACTACCATTATAACGTGGATGTGGCCAAACACTATGAAATGTGAGGAAAGGCATGGCATGAAGCAATTGATTATTTGTAATTCTTATTTGCCATGCCATGAATTTGTTACACAAATTCTTAAGAAAACAGGAGGTAATAAATATGGCAACAATTGGTCTTGATAAACTTTATTATGCGACCATCACGGATGATGAAAATGGTGAAGAAATCTACGGCACACCGACACAGCTTGCAAAAGCAATCTCAGCAGAGCTATCTGTTGAACTAGCAGAGGCGACTCTCTATGCAGACGACGGTGCTGCAGAGATCGTTAAGGAATTTAAGAATGGCACCATCTCTCTTGGTGTAGATGATATTGGCTCAGCTACGGCAGCCGCCTTAACTGGTGTCACCGTTGATACTAACAACGTTGTAGTTTCTACAAGTGAAGATGGCGGTGATCCTGTAGCTGTTGGTTTTAGAGCAAAGAAATCCAATGGCAAGTATAAATACTACTGGCTCTACCGAGTGAAGTTCGGTATCCCATCTACAAACCTTGCGACAAAGGGAGACAGCATCACATTTTCAACACCGACTATTGAAGGTACGGTTCTAAGAAGAAACAAAGCAGATACCAATGGAAAGCATCCGTGGAAATCGGAAGTAACCGAAGGCGATAAGGATGTACCGACATCGGTTATCAGTGGCTGGTATACAGAAGTCTATGAACCAGAGTACACAGTTACGGAGGGTTAAGCGATGGATAACGAAAGAACAGCAAGCATAAATATTGGTGGCGATGAATATGTGCTACTTCTTACTACAAAGGCAACAAAGGAGATTGCAGGACGATATGGTGGTCTTGAAAACCTAGGCGATAAGTTAATGAAGTCTGAGAATGTGGAGATGGCACTTTCAGAAATCGTGTGGCTGATTACCTTACTTGCCAATCAAAGTATCCTTGTTCATAACATCAAGCACAAGGATGCACCTAAGGAATTACTGACAGAAGATGAAGTGGAAATTCTTACAACGCCTATTGATTTAGCAGAGTACAAAGAAGCAATCATGAATGCTCTTTATAGAGGTGCAAAAAGAAATGTAGTCAGTGAGGAAAGCCCAAAAAACGCAGTAGCCCCGTAAGTGATGAAGAGTTATTTACGAGGCTTTTATATTACGGCATCAGCGTATTACATCTAACCATGGATGAATTTTGGCTGATGCCGTTTGGTTTGCTATTAGACCTGTGGGAATGCCACAAACAGTATCACGGTCTGGCAAAAGCAAAACGGGAGATGTTTATTGATGACATCATCCCTGACGGAATCTGACAAAGGAGGTGGAAAGCATGGCAGATAACTTTGGCTTGAAAATCGGCCTTGAAGGTGAGAAAGAATTTAAAAAGGCATTAACGGATATCAATCGTTCCTTTAAAGTGCTTGGCTCTGAGATGAAGCTAGTAGCCTCAGAATTTGATAAGAATGATAAGTCTGTCCAGGCTCTTTCTGCCAGAAATTCTGTACTTAATAAAGAGATTGAAACACAAAAAAGTAAAATTGAAACCTTGCGGTCTGCACTAGAGAATGCAGCCACCTCCTTTGGCGAAACCGATAGAAGAACTCAAAATTGGCAGATTCAGCTGAACAACGCTGAGGCAGCACTCAACAATATGGAGCGAGAGTTAAGTAGCAATAATGCTGCCCTTGAAGAAGCGAATGCTAACTATGACGATGCTGAAAATGCCCTCGATGACATGAACCGTGAAATGGACGATGTCACGGACAGTGCTGATGAGATGGGCAAAGAGATTGATGAAGCAGCTGACTCTGCTGAAAAATCTGAAAGCAAATTTAAAGGACTAGGTACAACATTAAAGACCATTGGTGTTGCTATGGGTGCCGTTGCTGTTGCAGCAGGGGCTGCGGCTGTCAAACTTGGGAAAGAAGTCATTTCTGCTTATGCCGACTATGAACAATTAGTCGGTGGTGTAGATACACTTTTTCAAGAGAACTCTCAGCAGTTACAAAACTATGCTTCTAATGCCTATAAGACGGCAGGCCTTTCTGCCAATGACTACATGGAGACTGTTACCTCATTTTCTGCCAGTTTGATTTCTTCCCTTGGAGGAGATACAGAAAAAGCGGTCAAGTATGCAGATATGGCGATTACGGATATGTCTGACAATGCCAATAAGATGGGCACAGACATGGAATCCATTCAAAATGCCTATCAGGGGTTTGCCAAGCAAAATTACACCATGCTCGACAACTTAAAACTTGGCTATGGCGGAACGAAAAGCGAGATGGAGCGGCTCCTAGCTGATGCACAGGCTATCTCTGGTATTGAGTATGATGTTTCTTCCTATGCAGATGTGGTTTCTGCCATCCATGTCATTCAAGAAAGTATGGGCATAGCTGGTACGACTGCTCTTGAGGCAGAAGAAACGATTTCTGGATCGTTGAACGCATTCCAATCTGCATTCCAAAATCTCTTAGTAGGGTTTGGCAATGTCGATGCAGATATGACACAGCTGAGCAACAACATGGTAGATGCCTTTCAATCGGTAGTGAAAAATATTACACCGGTAATTGAGAACATCGTGAAAGCTCTGCCTATAGCTATTGAAGCCTTGCTTGGAGCTATTTCAGATTTGCTACCAACACTGCTTGTCACAGTGACGGATTTATTTACTCAGGTTCTGAATGCACTGATGAGTCTTCTCCCTACCCTTATTCCAGTTGCAGTTGACTCCATACTGATCATTGTTGATGCCTTAATTGAAAATCTGCCCCTTCTGGTTGATGCGGCAGTTCAGTTAATCGCAGCCTTAGTGGACGGTCTTGGCCAGGCACTTCCAGAACTCATTCCGGCGGCGGTAAATGCCATTACGACCATCGTACAAGGCTTGGTGGATAATCTACCTATGCTCCTTGATGCTGCATTGCAGTTAATCCTTGGTTTGGCACAAGGACTTCTTGAGGCAATTCCACAACTGATTGAAGCACTTCCTACGATCATTATGGCTATCGTGGAGTTTATCATCAGTGCCATACCTCAGATAATTGATGCAGGGATTCAACTATTAACATCCCTTGTTGCAGCCTTGCCTGAGATTATTACAGCAATCGTAGAAGCTATCCCACAAATAATCGATGGGATATTAAATGGGATTTTAAGTTCCATCCCTCAACTGATACAGGCTGGTGTCGATTTATTGGTAGCACTGATACAAAATCTACCAACCATTATTACCACGATTGTGGCTGCGATACCTCAGATCATCTCAAACATCGTCAATGTCTTAGTCGGAAACATCGACAAAATCATTATGGCAGGAGTTCAGCTATTCACTGCACTGATTCGGAACTTACCGACCATTATTGTAGAGATTGTTAAAGCAGTGCCTCAGATTATCAGTGGCCTTGTAAGATCCTTTACAAACTCCATGGGTTCAATCGTCACGGTGGGTGGCAACATCGTAAAAGGCTTATGGCAGGGTATTCAATCCCTTGCTTCTTGGTTATGGAATAAGGTAAGTGGTTGGATTAGTGGCATTTGGGATGGTATCAAGGATTTCTTTGGTATTAAATCGCCGTCTAAACAGATGGGCTGGGTTGGCGAGATGCTTGTAAAAGGTCTTGCAGGGTCCATCCAAGATAATGGCGATGAGGCTGTGAAAGCAGCTGAAATGATGAGCGAGGATATCAATGATGTAATGACGAGTCTAGCAAGTGATATGAGTACATCATTGCCTACAGACTTTTCAGTGGATACTTCCGTTGGTGGTGTGATTTCAAATGCTGCGACCTCTTCCCTTGGTGGTGTCAGTGGTTCGCTAGTTACTGTACAGCAGATGATTGTACGAAGTGAAGATGATATCAGAAGGGTATCTCAGGAACTCTATAACTTGATTCAGACTGGCTCTCGTGCTCAGGGCCGATTTTCTACAACGTAAGGAGGTGTGCCGATGGGTTTTTCATATAACGATATTTCTTCAAAGAGTATGGGACTAAAAGCTAGGCTCACTTCCTGGCAGGTTTGCGGAGGTATGCGTAATTTTACAACGACAGTACCTGGCAAGTATGGTGTCGCAGACTTTGGAGCTGATTTTGATTATCGTGAAATCAATGTCGCTTGTAATATTTATCCAAAACACAGTTTTTCGGCTCTTGTAAATACACTTGATGATCTTTCTACTTGGCTTGATCCCATGCAAGGGTTAAAAGAACTTATCTTTGATGATGTACCAGACCGATATTTTATGGCAAGGCTAAACGATAAAGTGGACTGCGAAAGACTCATTCGCTCTGCAGGCAGTTTCAATTTAAAGTTCTTCTGTCCTGACCCATTTGCCTATGCAGTAACAGATGAAGTCTTTTCTATTGATAGCGAAGGTAGTCATACGATTACAAGGCTTACGGGCAATGTAGAATCAAATCCCATTTATCGCTTAGAGGGTGTTATCACGGCAAGTGCTAATAATTATATTTCTCTGTTAACCAATGGGTTAGAAATGAAAATCGTAAATGCAGCGCTTTCTACGGGAGAAGTTCTCGTGATTGATACCGATAAAATGACAGCCTATGTCGAAGATGAAAATGGCATAAGTTTAAGAAATGCGCTGCCTTACCTTGAAGAGATAGACTTTCCAAAACTTAATGTTGGAGACAACAACCTCGGCATAACATCAAGCAATGCTGTATTTACTGGACTTGAAATTAAAGCTCGTAGCCGATGGAGGTGATAGTGTGGCACTTAAAACAATCTTAAATAAACAAACAGATTTCACTGGAGAGTTCCCGGTCGAATATGCGAAATCAGGTCTTTGGCGGTTCAATGATTTAACGGTAGATGAAAATAACTGTGTAATGGACTCGTCAGGCCTGGATAGAAAAATGGAGATTGTAAACTATGTAGGGACAACCGCAAGCCTCCAAAATGGGCAAAAAGGTGGTCTTTTCCGAATCAATATCAACAATCCTTCTGTGGAAAAGACCTACCTTAAGGTCACCAATGACGGTACTTTCTTTTCAGGCATGGGAGAGCGGATTATCGTTGGTGGTTGGATGATTCCTACTACTTACTCTGTAGGAAATACTTATTGTCCTATTTTGAACACTCGCTATGGGCCTGGGCAACCGATATTTTATCTTTCCCTTTTTGCAGGTAGGCCAAGAGTTATGTTGTACAACTCGAGCGGATCTTTGATACTCGATCAAACAACGACACCACCTTTTTCTCTTATCAATGGTGGTGCGTATTTTATTTGTATGGTCATAGAGCCAAACAATAAAAATGCCAACATTGTACTTGGTGATTGGAATAGTGGGGCAAGCTGGGTCTCTCCCACTTATACTTTTACAGCCACACTCAATCCTTCCTGTACCGCTGACATCGTGATGGGTATGCATGCTGATGCCTACTGGTATGCAGGAAGATTTGATGATTGGTTTTTTGATATGGATTCCAATCTTACAACTGACGATTTAGTGGATTATTTCAATTCATCCTTAAGTGCCAATGGTGGTGATACAAGTGGAAGTGTTGATGCAATTATGGAGTCTGGTGTTGTTACATTAAGGAAAACAGACGGTGCCTACCCTACAGAGGGAACGCTCTATACGACTCCAGCGACTTGTAACCTATCTGGCGTGGGCAGAGTATCTGTTACCAGTGAATATATTTCTGGGGTGACTGCAGTTGGAGTGATAGAAACCTCTACAAGTGATGACCTGGTTAACTGGAGTAACTGGACTGCTATTGCAGCAGACGGGAAACTTGTATCTCCGAATAGGGCGTATATTCGTTTTAGGATAACGCTTACGACCACGGATACGAGTAAAACCCCTCGGATCCTTGATATTAGGCTGTATGACATACCAAAATCTCCATATGAGAGGATTGGCTTTGCAAGACCGGTTGTCCTTGATCGTAATGGAGCTTGGGAAGCTGTTTTAGAAAATGCCTATAACATTGTGGTTACGAGTGAAATCAATGGCGAGGATACGCTTTCCTTTATGATTCCTTATCGTGATGCAAAGAGGACATTTATTGATAGCGAAAAGAAAATACAGATTGTGGATGACATCTATAAAGTCAGAACCATGACGGATACGAAAGACGGTGAAGGGAATCTTGCTACGGAAGTCTATGCAGAGGCAGAGTTTTATGACTTAACTTTCTCTGTACGAAAAGAAGAACACAAATTTGATGCAGACACTGCTGAGGCTGCTATGGCTTATGCCCTAGAAGGTACGGAATGGAGTGTAGGTACAGTCAATGTGAGAACAAAGAGAACTTGGACCAGTACAGAAAAGAATGCCTTATCCATACTTCGTAGCGTAGCAGACTTACATGGCGGTGACCTTGTCTTTGATTGTCCCAATCGACTGGTGCATCTGCTAACCGTATATGGCACAGATAGTGGGGCCTTGTTTGCCTATAAGAAAAATATGAAAAGCATTAAACGGGTGGTTGATACCAGAAGTCTAGTCACAAGGCTTTATGCCATAGGTAGTGATGGACTGACCTTTGCAGATATCAATGGAGGAAAAGCATATGTGGAGGATTATACTTTTTCATCAGATATTCGAATCTCAACACTGGACTGCTCCTCCTTTACCAATCCCTATCAAATGAAAGAATATACCGAGATGCGACTTGCTCAGTACTCAAAACCCAATATCTCCTATGTTCTAAATGCGATGGATTTATCGGTCTTAACAGGTTATGAGCATGAGGCATGGTCGCTTGGTGACTATGTTCATGTAGAGGATAAAGATTTAGGCTTGTCCGTTACGACTCGTGTCATCAGAAGAGAATACAACTTGCAAGAGCCTTGGAACACGGTACTGGAACTATCCACAACACTTAAAAATCTAGGTAGTTCTGCAAGTCAGTGGGATAACGTGGCGGATTCCCTGGAAGGCACCAGCATGGTTACCAACAATGATATCCGTGAAATGGTGCCTTTTAATCTACTGCGTAATTCCCGTGGAGATGATGCCATGGCTTATTGGGTTAACTCAGGCTTTGAGACAGATGGTGATAACGGCATGAGTGGCTCGGCATCGTTTAAGGCAACAGGTGTGGAAGGAATGACAAAGAGTATGGCCCAGACCATTTATCCTGCAAATCGCTCTAGTTACACACTCTCAGCACAAATAGCATCTGAAAACCTAGAAAAACTGAGTAGCGATTCACAAGTTGGTATTGAAGTAGTGATTGAGTATGAAGATGGTACAACGGAAACCAGATTTATTGATTTGTACTAGGAGGTGGATTTGTGGCTTATTTCTCAAAAACAGCAGAAAAGATTGTTCCGGAGAGCTACTCCTCTAAAGTAAAAGCAATCACCATCCGTGTCTGTGTCACTAATTGCACAGGCACTTTTTATATTACGGATATCTTTTTACAAGCAGGCTTGGTGGCAACTGGATGGGTAGGTCATCCATGTGAAATAAGGTGGACTTTAGATGGCTAGTACAAGATTTATAAGATTAGCTGAAGTCATTAATAAAAAGCAGGATAAACGAGTCATGAGTGTAAGCATAAAACCTACCATCTATGATTGCACCGGCACGATTTGGTTTACGGATATTCAATTGCAAGAAGGCCCTGTCTTAAATGGCTATGCACCTCATACAGAGGGCAGCTTACAGCACCTACGAGAAAACGGTAGTATCAAGGCGCCTGTTTGGTTCAATGGAGTGGTTCGTTCAGAAGAAACGGTCGTTCTCTTTAATGTAGGAGAAACCTCAGCAGGAGTAGATATTCATATTTATCCTAAAGCCACGATGGCCGCTGGAACAGTGAAGTTATGCCAGGGTGTAGCAGCTCAGAAGGTATCTTTTCCAGGAGCAATTGCTAAGGATGCAGATTTGGCTCTGCTTGCCTCTACAAGAACCTGTACGAAGGATGGGATCAGTGAACCAAAAGAGGGCTTTTATCAGTACAGTGCTGCATGGGATTCAAAACATAAAGTCACCCTTGAAACAGGTAAATCTGCAAGGGTGCTTTTTTCTATGCAGGAAATGGAAGAAGGAGGTGAGCCATTCTAATGGATAAACTAAAAGGCAAGAAAATAATGGTGTGGACATTTATGGGTAATGCAAGAATGTATGAGGCTTTAGAAAAGTACGGTGACAGGATTGACACCATCGGTCTGTTTTCCTTTAAGGTTCGAGCCACGGGAGAAATCTATGAAACGGGAGTCACCATTAGCAGTATGCTGACTTATATTCAGCGTTACCCTCATATCAAATGGCTACTAACCATCGCCAATGATGGTGCAAACAGCATCTTCAGAGCCCTAAGGGGTAATACAAACGGTGCTCAGGATGTGTTTCTATCAGAGCTTGTTCGCATTATGGAGAAGTATCCTTGGTGTGATGGCATTGATATTGACCTTGAAAGAGGTGATGACTATTCCACTCATGCAGAATCAACAGCTATGTTTCGTAATATTTATAACACGATTAAAAACTATGATTCTAGCAAGCTGATGAACATCTGTCTTCCAGGAATGACGAGTGTCAACGGATCCGTAGGTGGCGAGAACTGGTGCGTATATGCTGACCTCTCACCTTATTGTGATACGGCCTCTATCATGAGTTATGGTATGGCTTGGTCAGGATCAGCGCCTGGCCCCGTTTCCCCTAGAAGTTGGCTTGAAGGTATTTATGATTATGCTGTTTCCGTGATGGACCCCGATAAGATTTTCTTTGGGATGCCAGCTTACGGTTGGAACTGGCAAATTTACGATACACCAGAAAACTTAGGGAAAGCATACAGGGGAACTTCTCACACCTACTATGCTGCAAAGTACTGGATGACTGGAGCCTATAACTTTACAGATGATGCCCCTCCTCAACCCTTCATTCCAATTGTGGCTTATTGGGATGATGATAATAAAGTGCCCTGGGCATTACCTCATGTATACGACTATATGGAAGGAAGAGATGCAACGAGTTATAGCTACCCTCTCTTATCTGCGAGCTATAACGGTAGACAGTATCTGACTGCCTATGGCAAACAACAAAAGACGGAGTTTGGAACTATTTATATCGATCATGATGCAATGCCGGATAGTTATTCTGGAGTTGTATCGACTTCTAATACTGTAACAACACTTGGAGATGAGGGTGAGGCAACCTATCACTTCACGATTACAGAAGCAGGAACTTATGATGTGGCTGTCAAACTAGGCTATCCGTTTTGGGATAAAAACAGCATTAACATCTCCCTTGATGGAAGTGATGAGTTTTTCTCTGAAAACAGGTTATGGTGGCCCTATTGGAGGACTACTTTCTGGACCGTACTTAAAAAGGGCATCTCACTGACTGCTGGAGAACATACTCTCACCATTTCCCTTGGCACAATGGGTGTGCAGTTTTATGGCTTTAGGGTTTGCTCTTCATTTTCAGAAGCTGCTACAGTTGGTGAAGCAGAATATACCCTTGCTCCTAGACATTTCAAAGATATAAATGGAGACATGGTAGGACCCGCAACAGGCTTTAAGCTAACACTTGAGATGCTAAGACGAAAGGCAGATTCAGCCCTTGTATGGTATGAGGATTTTAGAGATGATACACCACTTCCCCAAAGCTACTGGACAACTCTATCGGGTGAATGGAGTGTGTGGCAGGATACAAGCAGTTCTATGAATCGACCCTATTCCCAACTGGAAGGTAAAGGGCAGTTAGCATGGAACTACAGCAATTTTTCAGATATCCATTTAAGGGCACAACTCATCTTCCCTGAAAACTTTAGTGGTAAGGCGGGCATTTTTATTGGAACGATCTACTGTTGCTTTAATTATGATACACAGCGTATTGAGCTTTATGAAGGTGCTACCTTAAAGGGGAGTTTTGCTACAAGCTTTTCAAGAACATCCGCAGGAGACCTTCGTACAAATCCTAACTTTTATACCATTGAAATGCGAAAGCGAGGTAATAAAGTACGTGTGTATTCATCCGCATCAAATACACTACGATTTACAGCCACTTGCTCTGATGTAACTGGCTATGCAGGTATTCGCTCAGATAATCAGGTGAATTGCCAGTTACTTCGATTGGGTGATGCTTGGGTCTATGAACCCTATGAACGATTTGATGTGCTTATGCCGGATGGGGCATTTAAGACTTATGGAAGGATTGCAAGAAGTAACTGCAGCTGGGATGAAGAGTTTCAAGTCTTTGCTTTGACAGCAGACCTAGAAGAATCGGCTACAAGAAGTGAAAGCATATCCCTTGATTACGATTTCTTTCACTCGGATATCATGCCTTCCATTCAGTGCGGGAATGATTACAAGACCACCATCATACCAAGGGATATAAATATATGGATCTCACGACTCTTCTTAGGTGATGGCGATGGCTTTTCTATTCTCTATTACCAAGATGTTGACAGCCTTGTGTACTGGGCAAATGAAGCGGCATATCGGTGGAAACTTAGAGGAATGTGTATGTGGTCACTCGGACAGGAGGACTTGCGATTGTGGGAGTGGCTACCAAAACAAATAGAGTAAATCAAAGGAACATCGAGAGGTGTTCTTTTTATTTGAGCAAAAATAAAGGAGGATTTTCAAATGAAAGAAATATGGAACTGGATTCAAGTTGCAATAACAGCAATTGGTGGATTCTTCGGTTGGTTTTTAGGCGGTGCAGATGGCTTTTTATATGCACTAATGGCCTTTGTGGTCATCGACTATCTAACAGGTGTCCTATGTGCAATAGCAGATAAGACCCTATCTAGTGAAGTGGGGTTTATCGGAATCAGTGGTAAAGTGCTGATTTTTGTTTTAGTGGGTGTGGCAAATATTTTAGATGTCTATGTGATTGGTGATGGAAACGTACTACGTACTGCCATTGTATTTTTCTAC